CGCATCTCGTTGAGGTACTCACCCAGCAGATCGAACTCATCCAGCTTGGCGGCGCTGATGCTGCGGCGGATCATGCCAGCCTGCTCCAGTGCGAACTCAGTGGCCTTGGTGTAGTCGTAGTCCACCCAGCCATTCTGCACGGCGATCATGTTCATCAGATCGGATAGCACGATCATGACTTCCCAGTACCGCTCCTCGCCGCTGAACCGAACCTTGTACTTCTGCTCGAAGGCGACCATGTGGTCGGCGATCATCTTGGTAACCGCAGCCTCGCCCATAGCCACCAGCCACATGAGGATCAGCAGGCCGACGTGCCCGTAGTTGCGGGTGATGGTGTTGTAGAACTTGCGCCCCACATCCGTGCTCTTGGTGAAGATGTCCGAACTCTCCAACGAAAGCTCCAGCATCCGGGCCATCTGCGCGTCAGTCTCGAAGTTACCAGCCAGCAGCTTGCCGCCCATGGGGCGGTTGGTTGACAGGGTCACAGGCGTAGCCCATGTCTTTGGGTCACGCTCCTCCACCCGGGCATTGAGGCGGCTCTTGTCCCGGCCCTGCGTCACACCGTAGATGAAGTCGCCGACCTCTTTGTCGGGCATCATGGTGGTCTCGTCGATCGTCATGGGCAGGTTGTTCAGGAACGACAGGCGGGTGAACAGCGCGTTCTGTGTGTACTTAGACTGGAAGTGCAACTCGACAGGGTTGCCCCAGATGGACTGCATCGCCAGCTGTGCCAGCGACTTGCCGCTGCCCGTCGGCCCGTAGAGCGAGAGCACTGCACCCTTGAGCCCGGTGAACTGGTAGAGCGGGGCGGACATGGACACACCCATGGCGAAGATGTGGGCCTTGAGCCCGGCAGCTTCCATGAGCTTGGTGATCTTGATCCACTTCTCGTGGTCACCCTTGGAGCCATACATCCCAGTGCCGATGCGCTGCACTGCAGAGGATAGCACGACATCCTCGACCACGGTCTGGCCTTGCTCATCCTTACGGACTTGCTTGTCGCCGAGTACGAACAGGGAGTTCTCCTCCTTCCACCCCAGCGTGGTGTAGAGGTTGGTGGTTGTCTTGAGCCTGCGCAGTTCGTCCATGTAGGAGCGGAGCATGAATTGAAACCTCTCGGTTATACCCTTGAAGGGCAGCACGATACCTTGGTCAGCGATGGCTGTGGGGAACTCGCGGTTCCCATCGGCGAGGTAGGCTTGTCTGAACTTGAGTTCCTGCCAGCCCTTGTGCGGGCGCTTCCAGTGGTAGCGGACCACCTCGTAGCCAAGGGCTTCATCCTTGCCGTAGCTCACAGGGTACAGGTCGAACGGCACGACCATGATGTCAGTGTCGTCGATGGTCTGGGCGATGCCGCCCTTGGCCACACGCTTGAAGCCCGGAGGCATGGGCACTTCGTGTGCCACTTCGTCAAGCGCGTCCTCGGCTGGGCCCTCGGCCTCAGTCAGCTTGCGGCCGATCTGGCAGGGCGACGTGATCTTGCCTGCGTAGGGACACTTCTTGCAGCCGCTCTCGCGCAGGTCCTTGAACTTGGCACAGGTGGTTGGCCCCGTGGCCTTGCCTCTCCACTGCTCCACCTTGAGGACAGTACGACTATAGTCGTAGTCCGGGTGCTGGTCTGACCACGCAACAGCCGTCCCTTCCGGGTCGTCGCAGAAGGCCGCGATGCCAAGCAGCGCATACCAGAACGGCTCCTCTACATCCTTCTGGTTATTGGCAGCCCAGCGCACCTGTGCGCAGCCCTCGATGATGTTGCCCGCAACGGCGGGCTCGTACTCCTGCCCGGACGCAAGCGCTCCCGTGATGCTCGACACAGGCTTGACCTGCGCAGCGAAGCCGCGGGGAGTGCCGCCTAGCAGGCGCTGCTTTGTGATGTAGGGGAGCAAGACTTGACGCAGGTCGTCGGGGTCGTTGTCGGGTGCGTCCTTGATGAGCGTCACTTCCGCCCCGTTCTTGGGGTTGTGGGTACCCACGGGACGCAGCACTCGGGCGCTGTCGGCGGTCACCGCCGGGTCGATCTCGAAGCCATGCTGCTTCGCGCACTCCTTGAGTGCGTCAGCCAGAGGCTGCCAGTCTGCGGGCGCAAGCGCCTCGGTCAACGGCCAGTACACGTGGAGACCACGGCCCGAGTTGACGACCATGGGTGGCGGCAGACCACTGGCTTTGAGGAATGTCTTGAGGGCCTTGGCGCCCTCGCGCTGGTCGGCGAAGGGCTTGTCCTCGCCACAGTCGATGTCAATGAACAGAGCCTTGGTCTGCTTGACGTTCACCTGCTTGCGATTGCCTGCCTCGATGAACGAGGACATTGCGTAGTACACGTTACCACCAGCAATGTCGATCCGGATGACCGCGCCGGACAGCGCGTCTATGGTCTCGTAAGACTTCTGCGCGCGTTTGTCCGGATTGATAACTGTCGCTACGTAAAACCCTTCGTCGGGCAGCACCCTGCCCAAGAACTCTGCTGTGTCCATGTCCCTACCCTGCTCGGTGTGTGGGGGGCTCGACACCCCCCACCTTTATTTTACGAGAAGCAACTCTTGCAACGCAATCAGTCTGTCGTCCTGATCCATTGCCACGATGGCCGGTGCCGGCCACTCGTGTTCTGTCATAACACGGAGCATGTCCTTTAGGATAGCCCGCGTTTTCGTGGCGTTGCGCTCGGCAGGGTGGCCCTCTTTCTTCCAGTTGTAGTAGGTTACCCGGGATACCCCGAGTAACCTTGCCATCTGGGTGTGCGTGAGCAGCATGTGCCTACGGAGCGCGTCGATCTTCTCGAACGTGATCCGCTTCTGCTCAGTCGTCATCGTCCATGTCCGACATCAGGTTGGCGATCTCATCGGCGAGGGAGCCAGTGCCAGCCTTCTCTACCTTCGGGGCAGCGGCCTTGGGTGCAGCAGCCTTCGGCTTGGGGGCCGGAGCTTCTTCCTCCTCGACGGGTGCAGCCTTAGCACCGAACCCACGCTTGGGTGCCGGGGCTTCTTCTTCCTCGACCGGAGCAGGCTTCGGCTTGGCAGCGACAGCGGCGGGCTTGGCGGCAGCCTTCGGCTTGGCTTCGGCCTTGGGCTCAGCGGCGCTTTCTTTCTCGCCAGTGATCTCAAGCACCTTGTCCGAACTGAACAGCCCTTCGACCGCAGCGTACTCACCCTCGTCAAGGAAGCCGCCGAACTTGAACATCAGCTTCGGGAAGCTGGCGTCAGTGTCGAAAGTGACCACGGTCTTGACTGCCTCGACCGGGATGCCCCGCATCTGCAGTTCCTTCTGGTAGGAACCCAGACCCTTGAGCGCAGCCGGGGTGATCTGCAGCAGGTAGACCGGACCCTCGGGGTCGTTGGATGCCACGACAGCCAGACGCTTCTGGTCGGCGCAGGCTTTGATCTGCTGGCCCATCGGCGTGATCTTGGAACCCCATGCGTTCATCGGGCAGCCAGCGCAGGTGTCGTTCTGCGGGTCGGTGCTCTCACCATGCGGGCGGATGCCGTCCAGCGAGTAGCAGTCAGGCGACACAGGCTCACTGTCCGGGGTCCACTGCTTGGAGTAGTAGGTCTTGGACAGGCGCGGGTTGGCACCCACGATCACGACCGACAGCTTGGTGTCCTCAAGCACAGTCTCAGCACCACCCTCGATGATGCGGAAGCGGCTGCCCTTGATGGAGATGCGCGGGAACTCCGCGCCACCTGCCAGACCACCGGCCAGAGCGGCCGACAGAGCAGAGGGTTGACCGACCACACGTGCGAGGTGTGCCGGGATTTGGATGTTGGAAGGTACGATGTTGCTCATGTTGTCCTCTCTGAGCGTTACTTGGTGAGACGCCGCGCCGCCATTTCGGCGACGAGCAGGGGCCCGAGTTCGTCTGCGCTTGCTGCGTAGACTGCGTCGACTTTGTCCGGACCATTGGGGTTGTAGCTGCGGGTGCTGACGAGGAAGCCATTGCGGATCGGCGTCACGACGTGTGTCGCCGGGTTGTCCGCAGAGCTAAGCATGTGGAGGGCCATGTGCTCCGCGCCGTGACCACGAGCAATGCCCGGCTCCGGCATGGGGCCTT